TATTTTCTTCTAAGGTTCTAACACCATCATCAACTTTTTTGAACTCTTCATCAATAACATTGAAAGTTTTACCAATCCAAGAAAAATCAGGTACTTCGTTTACTCTCTCAATCCAACTTGGTAGTTGAGGTATAGACTCTTTTACATTATTGATAGACTCTTGTATTTCTTTTAGTTCATCTTCATAATATCTAACTTCTGGAACTTCTGGTATTTCAGATCTTATCTGCTCTACTAAGTTATACAACCTATCTAGATCTTCCGCATAATCTTTTACTTCTGGAACTTCTGGTATACTTCCTCTGACATCATTGATCATTTTGACCAACTCTATCCAAGGTTCTGGTTTTATAAGATTTCTAACTTCTATAAAAGTATTACCATCAACATCTTCTATTGTTTGGGTATCTTCTTCAATACTTTCTTCACGCAAAAAGTCTTCAACAGTTGGAAGATCTTCCTCTACAATAAAATCTTCTACTGATGGTAGGTCACTATTTTCGTAATATGTGTAATTATTCAACATGTTAGTGACGTTTTTTATTATTTATTTTGAGACTTTTGTACATCTTTCAACATCTTAGTTAAATCAGCAGTAGATCCAACAAATAATGCGTTTGTAACATTAGTTGGACCATTTTGACTCTCTTCTTCAACGTCTTTTAGTTTCTTTTGAAGATCCATCAATTTATCTGTAGCGTCAGAAACACTTTTGATAAGTTGACCTGCAACTTCATATGCTCTAGGCATATCGCTTTCTTGAGCAAGTTCAAGAATGCCATTGATCGCTTCTTGACCTTTTTCTATAATACTATAAAGATTACCCCTAGTATATTCATAATCTTTTCTTACATCACTTTTTTGTGATGTAACAACAGATTTTTTGATATCTACTTCTTTTACCGATTCAACAATTTCGCCAGCAACATCGAACGTTTTATTCAGGTCATCATATTTCATACATCGGTTCCTTCAGTTGGACTAAATTGTTTGAAGTCTTGGAAGAATGAAGTTGTTTCATTGAAACCAAAATCATCACCAAGTTCAATAAGAGCATCATCAGCAGCGTTTAGAACATTAACCCCAGAACCATTTACATGAGATTCTGCAATAGTTCCATCTTGACCTCTTCTAACAACAAGATTATTGCCATCAATTGATTCAATATAAAGTTCTTCTGAATTGATTGTAATATAAGATGCTGTGGTTAGAGCAGCTGCATCTTGAACAATTATGTATCTTGAATCACTTTCAACATCTTGAGATAAGTAAGTCGTTGCATCTCCAACGTAATTTTGAGTTGCTCTTGGCGTGACAGAATAACGAAGTTCTCTGCGAGGATTTTTTGTATCCAAGTTTGTCATGTAATCCAAAGTTGCCTTCTTGATGACACCAGCAGTTGCATCTGGTATTGGACCAAATAGATATGTCTTTGCAGTGAACGTCAATGTATAGATAAGTGATCTTCTAGTAGAAAAATCACCTTCATAGTCATCAGTAAAGTTTACATTATCCAATACAATTGGAATATCTCTCTTTTCGTTTATGTCTCCAGCAAGAGTTACTGTTACATTGTATGATGGTTGAAAATATGGAAGAATTTGTTCAATAATTTGTAAAGCATCATCATTTATTTTAGTCATAATGTTCAATTCAAATTCCATGTTATATGGAACAGGCATGTACATCTTTTTTACAGATGTTGCATCGCTGGTTTTTTTGGTAAGAAATGTTTGAGTTTGAGTTACCTTTCTACTTGGATCATAAGTTAATCCTATAAACTCAAACGACATTCTTGGAAGAGTGATTTGAGTCGGTTTGTTTAGATTTGGATTCTGTTCAATGCGAGCAAGAAACTTCTGTGTTGGACCATACGCTAAAGGAACCTTCATTACACTGACAGCAGAATTGTTGCCATCCAAATGCTTGATGGTAATATTATTGAATAAAGTTCCAAACGCAATGACAGTTCTTCTAAGAACTTCATTGTAAAAGTATCCAAACATTACACTTACCGATCTTTAATAATACTATTTAACAGTTTTATACTTGCCCAAATGGATTTTGTTGAGTAAAATCCAAAATAGAATCTGCTTCAGACTGAATGACATTATTTTGGGCAAAGGTGTCAAGAGTATCATCAGAGTTAGATTGTTGTAAAGTATAAACAGCTCCAGACTCTGAACCAGTAATTGTCTCTCCTGAGGTGAATGCTCCATCTGCAATTGAAACTTTGAGAGTTTTGTCTGACGAATTCCAAACTTTTACTCTTGCCTGTGTTCCAGAAATAGATCCTGTCACTATTTCATTGTATTCATAGTCTCCAGAACCAACTAGAGATGGTGAAGAGAAAGATATTTCTGGTGGTAAATTATTTTCTCCTAAAGTATACTTAGAACCAGAATCAACTATTCTAATTGCAGTTACTGAACCATTAGAATCAATCACTGCTTCTCCTCTAGCAGTATTGACGCCAACTTCAAGATCAACGTAGTTTTTGATAGATGAATCATTTTGTATAGTGATAGTAGGTGGAGATAGATATCCACCTCCACCAAAAGTAACTGCAATTCCTGTCACGATTCCACAACCGTTTATTCCAAATTCAAACGATGTTGTAGCTAGACCAACATTTGTTGGAATTGATGACATGAAGATTGTTCCTAAACCAATTTGAGTAACATAAGTATTAGTTGAAATAAAGTTTGTAATTGTATTGTTATAATCATATTGTAGTCTAATTCTATCTCCTAATAAAATATTATTCGTAGATATGCCAGTTATGTAAGTTGATCCAATTCCAATTGTTCCTACAGTTTTGACAGAATCAAACCTTATTGTTGCGATTCCAAGTGCTCTAAATGCTTCATTTGCTCCACTAGGAGCACCTATGGAAACAGTTGCAACTTCTCCAGGAGCATAACCATATCCACTACTTCCTATGCTAATTGAAGTAATTGTTCCTGCAATAGAAACTGTGGCTGTTGCTGTTGCTGTTTGAATGGATGGATTACCACTAAAGGTTATACTTGGAGCAGTGGTATAACCAGATCCAATTGTTGCTCCAGTCCCAACACACCAAGGAAGAGATACATCAAATCCAATATCAGTAACAATTCCTGTGATAGAATCAATAGTTGCAATACCTACAGCAGGTATAGTAGGAGCAGATAAACCATAAATTCCACCTGTACTTATTGCCACTATTGGAGCAGTCTTGTATGCTCTGCCAGTGGTAGAAAATGCCAAAGTTGATGGATCCAAACTGGAACCATCTATTCCACCACCATTTTCGATAGTGGCAGCAGCAAAACTAAATGATGGTGAAGATATTGTAACTATTGGTGAACTTAGTGGGTTATAAAACTTTCCTTCCGAAGTAATAGCAATAGTAGAAACTGTGCCGCCCGTCGTGGCATAGTTTCCCATTGTTGCTTCAGCAGTTGCATTGAATCCACTTCCTGATGGAAGATCAAAAGTAACTGTAGGAGTAGATTTATAAAATCTTCCCCCAGTAGTTCCTCCAGGGAATAAGAAATTTGGAGCACCAATACTTATTACTGCTGAAAGTACACTTACTCCAACACCAATAGGATGATCTATAATTGCAGTAGCAGCTGCACCAACATGAGTTGGTGTTGAAAATGTTACTGTTGGAGCAGTTGAATATCCAGAACCACCATCTGAAACAGTAACAATTCCAATTCCTCCTGTTGTTGCTAATCCAACGGTTGTGATAGCACCTTTTCCTCCCCCACCAACAAAAGAAATAGAGGGTGGAGAAGTGTATCCAGCACCTGGATTTATTATCAATACTCTAGATACGGAAGATTCTGTTGCTAATCCAGTTCTTGATGTCATTATTGCAACAGCTGTTGCATTTATCCCACCAGCTGGAGCAGATGATATAGCAACAGTTGGCGTTGAACTATAACCAGCGCCATCATTCAAAAGTCTTATATATTTTACTACTCCGTTTACAACAGTGGTAGATGCTCTTGCTGTAACTCCAACTCCTAGTAAAGTGAGTGTTTCTGTGTATCCAGCATCCTGCATACTGTCATCAATATTGTCAACACCAGTATCGATAACCTCATCTTCATATCTAAACAATTCGCATCTAAATTCATAAGTATAAAGTTTTTGTAACTGATAAAATGGTTCTGCATAAACAACATATTTAATTTCATACAATCTATCATCAAGAGGAAAATAAATTAGATCTCCTTCTTTAGGTCTTTTTGAAAGTTTGATGTTAGATTCATTTTTTATAAGAGGTTGAATATAATTTTCCCATCTTTCTCTCGATACTATCAAACTTACATCATCTTGCTCTACAATTCCGAACTTTGATAATATTGTTCCAGCACCTTCATATGCATCTGATTTTACATATGCTTCTATTGGATATGCATCATCAAATTTAGATTGAATTACTTCTTTTATTACTGTTTTTTCAGTAAGATATTTTCTTGGTATATAATAAATTTCAACTCCATACATACGAAGTTGTTCATTGATTAGATCTTGAATAAGACCTTGCTCTCCACTGGTTCCTTGAGTAAAATACGGATTTAGTGCCATTATCCAATCATATCAAGAGGTGGAATTTCATAAGTCGATAACATTTGTTCTCTTATTTTATCTAACTCAATTGCCGCATCATCATAAATTTGTCTACCATTTAGTTCAATACCACCAGGAAGTTTCACTCCTTGGAACTTGATTAGGTTTTGACCCCACTGTTTCTTCATAAGAGAGGTGAGATACATTTTCAAAAATCTATCATTATAAACTTTAGAAAAATTATTTGGATCTAAAACTCTCCAACAATCAATAATCAACCAGTCGCCTACTGCAACAGATCCAAAATCAATATCTAAATACAATCTCTGTTGTCGAATATTAAATCTTATTTGCTTTTCGGTGTTTAGCAAAAAGTCAATATCTTCTAACTTTGTTTTTACCATTGCATAAGTCAGAAGTTCTAGAGATCCCCAATAATAAACATCGTTTAGGAAAAGTTGATACTTTACACTAAACATATTATTGGAAACAGTTTGAGAACCATCAAACTTATAAATTTTATTGACTCCAATAACTGTATCAGGTAACTGAATATAATTTTGATTTTCTTTATATGTAAAAGTATCAAATCCTGTCGCAGTTACAGTTGTGGTAACAATGCCCGCTGTTGGATTGCTACCAGCTGGCGCTCTACCTCTATCAATATCTGCTTGAGTAATCTGATATTTGAGAGGCATTTGAACAACACCATCATAGTGTCTTTCTTGCCAAAATTGAATAGCATCATCTACCAGATCATCGATCTGTTCGTCTGCAATGTTGATTTCTAATACAGGCGCTCCTAATTGTCTTAGACAATAATCAATTAGTCCAGATCTGTTTGACGGTTTAGACATATTTCAAATCCTCCTATCCTATTTAGATTGACGAAGTTACACCTGCCATGACCATCACATTTCCTTGCACAATTCTGTAAACTGTTGTACCGCTGCTAACTAAAACATCATAAACATATCTCCCCTCTTTCAATCCTAACGTATTTGATGCACTTAAACCTAAAGTAATTTTTCCAGTTGTAGTTCCTATTCCAACTGCAAAAGTTCTATGTGCATAATTAGATGCACCAACTCCTACAGATTTTGCAAGTTTAGCAGCTCCTGTGTATCCATTGAAGTTGAATGCAGCGCCACCAATGTTTGTGACGCTGTAATTTGCAACAAAACTAGACCCAGTAGAAATGACTTGATTTACTACTTGGGAAACTCCAGATGATGGATCGAATGTAAAACTTGCGTCCATTACTTTTCTACCAGTTTGAGTAAGAGATTTTTGATATCACCAATGTCATTCTTCAATTGATCAATATCGGTTTTCATATTTTCTATTTCATTTCTTTCAGCATCATTTTTTGCTTTTCTGATCAAATAATTTTGATATGCGCTATCATTAGAATTTATGATAGCGCCAGTACTTGCATCACGTTTTAAATTAGGATGACCTTCTACTTTTATTTTCATCGTACAGCAATCACACGTAGATCTTTGATTCTTGGTGGTTGTGCTTGATTTGTTCCCGACATAACAATTTTTATCGAGAATGAAACAAATTCTGGTAAGTCATCAACAAAGAATTCATAATCCTTATATTCACCTGGTTTACTTGAAGTGACAAGAGTATTTGGTAGTCCACTATTATTTGAGCGATCAATCACATTACCTAGATCATCTAGGTTGCTATATCCAGGGAATAACTCATAAGGCATAGAATCAATATTTGAGTCATTTGTGAATATTTTATAAAGAACTCTTATATCAGCAGTTTCATGTCTATATGCACTAAACAGAACTTTTATAGAATTTGCTGGATTTGCCAAATCAATCTTTTTAGTTACATAAGCAGCTGCATGTGGATCTTGTCCAGTTATTGTAATACGATTATCCGTAGTGTAATCTGTCACTGGACTATTCAATCTATTTGATGTTAGAATAATATTTGTTCTATCCAAATCAATTAC